GATGTGTACAACAATCCGGTAGACTGCGCAGTTACCCACTGGATGCCGCTGCCGGGAGCGCCGGAGGCACACAATGGAAAAGAAAATTCTTGATGTTACGTGCGGTTCCCGCACGATCTGGTTCAACAAAACACATCCGGCCGCAGTGTATTGCGATAGCAGGCGCGAATCATACACTGGAATCTGGAAAAGCACGAAGAATGATTCTGAACGGCAATGTGTGATAGCCCCTGATATACAATGTGACTTCACGGATCTTCCGTTCGCAGATGATACATTCACGCTTGTGATCTTCGATCCTCCACATTTGGAGCGTGCAGGTGAAAACTCGTGGATGCGGAAGAAATACGGTGTGCTAAGCGACAACTGGACGCAGATGCTGCATGATGGTTTTCGTGAGTGTATGCGTGTTTTGAAACCGGATGGGGTTTTGATCTTCAAGTGGTCGGAGGTGCAGATTGAGGCTAAAAAAGTGTGGGAGGCAATCGGAGAGAAGCCACTGTTCGGACACAGAAGCGGAAAACAGGCGAAAACATTTTGGGGCTGCTTTATGAAATTAGGATTGCCAGAAGTTCCGGAGGTGGACTTATGAAAAGACCCCTTCTTTGCCGCATTGGTCTGCACAAACTGAACAAGTATACATATGTGCAGGTAACACGCCGCAGAAGCGACCGGCACGGCGGGAAGTATCACACAAATTACGCAGCCTGCGAACGGTGCGGAAAACTCTGCTACCGGGTGAAGCTAAAAAGGGAGGGAACGTGATGGAACGACTGACAAGTCCTAATATCAACGTAGACCCGGATACCGACCGATTTCTGCACGCCACGATCGGCGGCAAGGAAATCGACTGGAAGCAGTGCCGGGACAGCACGCTCAACGTGCTGATCAACGGCCCAACGAGCAACGGCTTTGGCAAGGATATTTTCCGCAAGATGGCCCGCGATCTGTACGGACGGCTGAAAGCCCTCGAGGACACGGGGCTTGAACCGGAAGCAGTGGAAACGGTTAAGCTTGCGCTGGCCGCAAAGCACATGGTTGATCTCGAAACGCTTAACAATACGCCAATCAGCAGGCTTGTAGAGCTTGCCGAGGCCGACAAGGACGGGCGCGTGGTGGTGCTGCCGTGCAAGGTGGGGGATACGGTGTGGCGCATTGTCCGGGACGGAGAACCACACATCACACGGGACGAAGTACGCGATATGTGCTTCGCGGACGATATGACGCCGTGCATTGAGCTGGTCGGCGGGAGAGTTACCTTTACCGAGAAATTCGGAAAAACCGTATTTTTAACCCGCGAAGAAGCCGAGAAGGCTTTGCAGGAAATGGAGGGCGCAAAATGACCAGAAAACGTGCAAGAAAGATCCTCATGTCCATCGGCACGAGCAGGAACCATGCAAACTGGGGGCTGACGGCAAAGCCGCGCTGGAAGACAAACGCCGGTGTGGTAGAGGATACGCTGACAATCAAACTGTACGCGTATCTGCTGCGGAAGAAAATGAACGAGGGCAAAATAACGGAGGAATCCGCAATCCGGGCGGGAGCGATGGCAGCGAGTGAGCTTTGGCTAAAGGAGGTAAACCATGCCTGAGGAGGTAAGTTGATGCAGAATTGCTGTTTTACATGCAAAAACCTGGAATACAGAAAGAACTACGTTTATCCGTACCGGTGCTTGCTGAATAAGGCAGAACGGTTCTCAGAGAATGAATGTCTTAGACGGGTAATGGAAGCATATAAGTGCGACAAGTACGAGGAAGCAGATTTGGATGACTATTGTAGTCGGGGCGAGAAGAAGGGCGCGACGAATGAGCGGACTGCGGTTTGAATCCATGGCGGACATGCCGCCGAGGATGCGGGAGCTGTATGCCAGGCAGCAGATCGACCTCTCAGGCGCTGCGGCGCCAGCTCCCCTTCGCAAGGGGAGCCGGGGGATTACGAAGTACCACAACGAGCGGGCGGAACGGGCCGGGGTCCGGTTTGACAGCCAGAAGGAGGCGCGGCGGTATGATGAGCTGATGGTGATGCTCCGGGCTGGCATTATCTCCGATCTGCGCCTGCAACCGCAGTTCACGCTGCAGGAATCTTATGTGACAGAGGCCGGCGAGCGCATCCGCGCAGTGCGGTACACGGCGGACTTTTCGTACAAATTCGGCGGCAAGCTCGTCGTCGAGGACGTCAAGTCCAAGCCGACGCGGACAAAGGAGTATCTGCGCAACCGGAAATTCATGCGCTCGAAATTCGGAATCGATATACAGGAGATTTAAAAATGCCGGAAGAAAAAAACGAATGCCGGACGGGAATGCCGTGCGGCCTGCCGAAAAGCGGGAACGCCTGCATGAACCGCACGACGGCCTGCTACCTGAAATGCGGCTGGAATCCGGATGAGCAGGTGCGGCGCAGGGCGCTGCCGCTCGTCAAGGGCGCGGACGGCCTGCGGCACAAGGATATCAGCACCAAGGAATAGGCAATCAGCCGGGGAACCATATTTTATCGGACTTAAGCCACAGCCGCTCCGCCATGAGACGGCCGCGGAAGGAAACCCTGGCTTTGCACCCGGCGCACGGAAAATCCCTCAAGCACGTGCGCCGGGAAAGCGCGTGAGACGTGCGCAAAAACGTCATCCCACACGGGGTATCGCATAGGCCCCGTGCATCGCTTGCCTCCTTTTTTATAAGCCGCCTGACGGCAGTCAAGGGCGGCTCGCCCGGAAATGCGCAGCGTTTGACAAGCGAGCGCGGCGCGCTGGTGCGCAGACGGTGAAAGCCCGTCCTGCCTACGGGGGCCGGAATACCGGCCCCCAGACGAAGGAGTGTGAAACTATGGGCAAATCCAACAAGGTCGCGCTGGTCTGCCAGGTCTGCGGGGCCACGTTTTACAAAGTACCGAGCGCGATCACGATGGAGACAAGGTGCTGCTCGAAGGAGTGCCGCGGGAAAGTGCAGGCAGAAAGACTGGAGCAGCGCCGCCGGGAGCTTGCAAAGGAACTGGAGGGCCTGCGCAACGAGAGCCTGGAAGGCGAAAAGCGCCTGCCGCACAGGCTCGTCCGAATCCGCATAACGGCCAAAGTCCCGGTATGGCCGGAATACCAGCCAAGGATCGGAGCCACATACCAAGCGGAGCGGTACCCAATGTTCAAAGCGCCGGGATATGTGATCGAGTCCGGCGGCAAACGCATCAATATCCGCGCCAATGAGTGCGAAGAAATCTGAAAGGAGAAACAAAAATGGCAGGAATCATGGGACTGTTCGCGTCGCTGGAGCTGTTCCTGCACGGCTTTATGCAGGAGCGCAAGGAAATGGAGGCGGCGCAGGAATGAGCAAGAAAGACAAGCGCCGGGAAGCGCTGCTGCTCGGCAAAAAAGATATGAGTTTTACGGAGATCATGCAGGCAATAGGGGCGTGCAGGGCGGACGACTGCGACAAGTGCCTGCTGAACGGCGGCCCCATCGCAGGATGGTTCCCGGAGGATGTGCCGGACTGCTATGCCGTGCTGCTCAAAAATGCCGGGGAGAAGCTGCTGGAATACTACCAGAAGATCCGGGAAAACGACGCGGCGGAAGAAAATCAGAGAAAAACAGAAGAAAACATCAAAAAACGAGGAAGCAAGAGCGAGGGAGTCTTGGACTCGTGCCCCGTTTGCCCGGTATGCAACTATGTCTTCGACGAATTCAGCGTGAGCGACGATGCAAGACGGCACATCTTTCCATTTGGCGCAGAAGACACCATTGACTTTGGACTCGAAGAACGAATCGTCAGACCACAAAAATGCCCGCAATGCGGCATGAAAATCGCTGGGATTAGGTGGACGGAGCCCAAGTTTGTTGGGAACCGCAAGGAATTCTCGTTCAGCCGTCCGCCGGAAGACGTGGAGGAAAAAAGAAAATGATTTTGCTGGAATGCACAGTCGCGCTGCGTGACGGCGATCGGAAAAAGCTTCAGGAGCAGCTTGCGGCGGAGATCGGGCAGCCAGTCGTTCTTCTGCCGAGCAGCGTATCGCGGGCGAAGGAGCGGAATATCCTGTTCCTTTGCGACAGAAAGGCTTGCGAGAAATGCATCTATCCAACGTGCAGGCATACGCCGGAGCTGGAACACGCCAGAAATTTTGCACCAGCAGGATTTACGAAGCGCACGGACGGCGTATGGGTAGAGCAGGAGGGCGTAACGATGGAAGGGAAGATCGACCAGGACAAACTTGAAAAGAGGCTAGTTGAAGCAATGAGGGAGGTGATGGGGCTTGAAGGAGAAAAACGAAGTCCGAATGGGCTGGCGCTGGGATGATATCTTCCGTGTCTACCGATGCCCATACTGCGGCCGCCCGGAGAAACCGTGCTTCGAGCTCTGGAAAAAAGGCGGTTTGAAAAAGAGCCTGCCGAGCCGCTGCACATACTGCGAAGGAGAATTGGAAGGAGTGGAAGGAGAAGAAAATGATCATTGAGATTTTGGAGCTTGCTGCCACGTTGGAGTGGATCGCGCTGGGCGTGCTGGTATTTTTCAAGCTGCGCAGCCTGAAGCGTCAAGCGGAAGTAACGCTTGAGGCGCTGGACGAAGCTGCTTGGAAAGCCATCATGCAGAAAGAAGAAGATGTATTCCGCAAGAACACCGTGAACGAAATCAGGGCGGCATTCGGCTTTCCACCGATAACGCAAACAGAGAACGCAGAAAAGGAAATGCGCGAGAAAACTGATCGCTGAAACTGTGGCCGGAATCTCCGGCCACGCTTTGAGCGGGCAGAAGACCTGTAGGGGCGGACGGCTCTGTCCGCCCGGGAGAAAGAGGTGTGGATGATGGCAAAGAGGCACAAGCGCAGGCTGTTTACCGGGGCGGTATGTACGCAGATCGTTTATACCGTGTCCGACGGTGCGGACAAAAAGACCAGCAAGCCCAAAAAACCGCGCTTCCAGACACGGGAAGAGCAGGACGAATTCAACCGGAAGATCTCCGAGGCAAAGCTGGAAGCGCTCGTCAATGCCAACTTCGGCCCGACCAGCCTGTATTCCACGCTTACGCTGGACTGCCCAAACGAGGTACATACTGCTGCCGAAATGCGGCAGATTCGGAACAGATTCTACCGCCGACTACTATATAAATACCCAAACGCCAAGATCGTGATCGTCTACGGACAGGGCAAGTCAACGAGCCGGTTCCATCTGCACATGATCTCGGACGGCATTCCGGAGGAGGAGATCGGCAGGATCTGGGGCCTCGGCAGCGTGATCGAGGTTCGGCATTTACGGGAACACAATTATTACATGGACGAAAATGGAAGCAAAGTCGACCACGGCCGGGATTATAAGGCGCTGGCCGACTACCTGCACGCGCATTGGAGAAAAGAGTTCGGCGGACACAGGTACAAAGCCAGCCGCAGCTGCGTCCGGCCGGAGCCGGAGCCAGCAACCGAGGCCGTGCGCGAGTACAGTCTCAAGCATCCGCCCGTCGCCCCGCGCGGTTACATCTTAGTCGAGGCCCGGACAACAAAGTACGGGTATCAATGCTATAAATATGTAGTTGATCCAAAAGAGCACAAGCGGAACGGGAGCCGCTTAAATTAAGCCTTGTATATGCGTAAGGTTTTAGAACGAAGCAGGAAGGAAGTGGAAAAGTGTCAAAGCCGAGATACTGGTGGTACTGGAACGTCTGCCGCACCATCGGCGAATACCCGAAACTGGACAGACAGGTTCGGGACATGAGCCGTCAGAAGATCACGCCGGGGTATTCTGCACAGCCGGGCGGACACTCCTCCGGGCGCGCCGTCGAGGATATCGCTGTGCGCGTTTTATCTTCGCGGGAGTACGAGGACTATGCTGCCGTGCAAGCCGCGATCAATACAGCACAGACATGGCGGGACGGAGCCGACGTGCTGGAGGTCGTGCGCCTGCACGCATGGATCTGGCCGAGGGAAAGCCTGGAATCCGCCGCGCGCCGGGTGCATGTCAGCCAGTCGACAGCCAAGCGCATGTATAGCCGTTTTGTATACGAAGCAGCGCGGGAGCTTGGCTATCGCAAAAATTGAGCCAACAGGGCCAAAAAAATGTGCTACAGTGATAGCGTGAAGAATTGGAGGGAACAGGATGCAGCCATGGGCCGAGTGCTTTTACGCATCCGCGCGCTGGAAGAAATGCCGCGCCGGGTATATCAAGTTCCGCCGGACCATCGACGGCGGCCTCTGCGAAGAGTGCCGGGACAAGCCGGGCTATATCGTCCACCACAAGCGGGCGCTCACGCCGGACAACATCACCGACCCGGACATCAGCCTGTCCTACTCCAACCTCGAGTTCGTCTGCAAGGACTGCCACGATCAGTTTGACGGGCACGGCGTCGCAAAATCTCTGACGCAAAAAATTTACTTTGACGCCGCCGGCGACCCGATCCCCCCCGTCGCGCGAGGCCGGGGCACCGGCTGAATCACCGCACGCCCTACCTCGGAAGAATACGCAGGCCGTTCGCGAGGCCCCCCTACAAAAGCGCGGCGATAAGTAATCTACGCGCACGCGCGGACAGACGGCAAAAATCACGCGAAAAGGAGGCGGTTTTTGTGGCGAACAGGCAGGAAAAGACAAAGGAACAGCGTATCCGCGCCGAGAAGACCAGACTCCGGAGGATATACAAGCTTCTGCCGAAGGAAGCGGCCGGGACTGTCGCAGGCCTCATCGATCAGGCGGCCTTTATGCGCATCGAGTGCGAGGACATGGCGGACGACCTGCGGGAAAACGGCTGGACGGAGAAATTCCAGCAGTCGGAGCGACTGGAGCCCTATGATCGCGCCCGGCCCATCGGGCAGGCGTACAACTCCACGAATGCGAATTATCAGAAAATCATCAAGCAGCTGACCGCGCTCCTGCCGAAGCCGGACACCGCGCAGAAGCAGGAGGACGACGGCTTTGCAAGCTTTGTCCGGGAGCGTGACGAGGAATGAAACTCACGCGCTACCCGGCGACCTACAACCCCATCCTCGAATACTGGCAGGCCATACAGGACGGCCACGAGGTCGTCAGCTTGAAAGTCCAGAAGACCTACCGGCACGTTGTAGAGCAGCTGGGAGCGGAAAACTCCGAGTTTTACTACTCGCCGAAACGTGCCAATCACGTCCTGGAGTTTTTTGAAAACTACTGCCACCACTCCAAGGGCAAGGCGGGCGGACAACTCGTCAAGCTGGAATTGTGGGAAAAGGCGCTGCTGGCGACTGTCTTCGGGTTTATCGACATCGAGGGAAACCGCCAGTACCGCGAGGCCATCCTCATCGTCGGCAAGAAAAACGGCAAATCGCTGCTGGCCTCAGGCGTCGGCCTGTATTTGCAGCTGGCGGACGGCGAAGCAGGCCCGGAAGTCTACGCGGTAGCCACAAAGCGGGACCAGGCGAAGATCATCTGGCAGGAAGCAAAGCGCATGGTGCAGAAATCACCGGCGCTGCGCAAACGGACGCGCTGTCTGGTCGCTGAGCTGGACAGCGATTTCAACGACGGCGTTTTCAAGCCGCTGGCCTCTAACAGCGACACCCTTGACGGCCCCAACATCCACGGGGCCATGATGGATGAGATCCACCAGTGGAAGAGCGGGCGCGCCCTGTACGACATTATCGCCGACGGCGTGACGGCCCGTGAGCAACCGCTGATCTTTATCACCTCCACTGCGGGCACCATCCGCGAGGACATCTACGACGAGAAATACGAAGAGGCCGAGCGCATCATCAACGGCTACGAAGATCCGGACGGGTACCACGACCCGCGCCGGATCGCGTTTATTTACGAGCTCGACAAGCGCAGCGAGTGGACGGATCCGGACTGCTGGAAAAAGGCAAATCCGGGGCTCGGGACGATCAAGTCCTACACGGCCCTCAAAGAGCGGGTCGAGCGGGCGGAGAAAAACCCGGCCCTCGTCCGTAACCTCGTCTGCAAGGATTTCAACATCCGCGAGACCTCCAGCGAAGCCTGGCTCAACTTTGAGCAGCTGGACAACCGCGACACCTTCCAGCTCGACAGGGAAAACCGCCGCCTGATCTGGCAGCATTACATGGCGGACGGGAATGTGCAGGAGCGCGTCCTGTCCTACCCGCGATACGGCATCGGCGGCGCGGATCTGTCTAAGACCACCGACCTGACGGCGGCGAAGGTGCTGTTCCAAGTGCCGGAGCTGCCGGAGATCCTGTTTGTGCTGCAGATGTACTGGCTGCCGCAGGACCTTTTGGAAAAGCGCGTCACGGAGGACAAGATCCCCTACGACAAGTGGCATGAGCGAGGGCTGCTCCGACTGTCAGAGGGAAACAAGATCCGCTATGAGGACGTCAAAGCATGGTTTGTCGAGGTGCAGGAAGACCTCGATATTTTTATACCCTTTATCGGCTATGATGCGTGGTCGGCGTCTTACTGGACGGACAGCATGGCGGACTACTTTGGAGCAGAGGCCATGATCCCCGTGCATCAGGGCGTGAAAACGCTTTCCGAGCCGATGAAGCGCTGCGGGAACGATCTGGAGTCCAAGCGGATCGTCTACAACAACAACCCGATTGACAAGTGGTGCATGGCAAACACCGCCTACGACGAGGACAAAAACGGCAATATCCAGCCGCACAAAACGAGCAAGTCCACGCGCCGCATCGACGGCACAGCGGCCCTGCTCGATGCCTACACGATCTACGATCAGAAGCAGGCAGAATACACCAGTATGCTCTAGGAGTGAGACAATGGGATTTTTTAAAAACCTCCTGACGAATATCACGAAAACCAAGCGCGTTTCAACCGTGCAGATGGTGCAGGAGCGCGGGAATGGCTTTTACAGCTACAACGGCAAGATGTACCAATCCGATATCGTCCGCGCCTGCATCCGCCCCAAGATCAAGGCCATCGGCAAGCTGACGGCAAAGCACATCCGGGAGACCATCACCGCCCAGACGCGGAAGATCGCCGTCAACCCGGAGCCGTACATCCGCTTCCTGCTCGAAGAGCCGAACCAATACATGACCGGCCAGCTGCTGCAGGAGAAGCTGGCCGCGCAGCTGGTACTCAACAACAACGCGTTTGCCGTGATCCTGCGGGATGAAAACGGCCTGCCGAACGCCATTTTCCCGGTCGCAGCCATGCAGGCAGACGCTGTCTATGACGCGGGCGGAAATTTGTATCTGAAATTTTACATGCAGAACGGCAACGTCCTGACGTTTGCCTACGACGATGTGATCCACCTGCGCGGGGATTTTTACGAGAACGACATATTTGGAGATCCCATCGCGCCGGCCATCGTGCCGCTCATGGAGATCGTCGCCACGACGGATCAGGGCATCGTCAAGGCCATCCGAAACAGCGCCGTCATTCGCTGGCTTCTGATGTTCACATCGTCCATGCGCTCAGAGGACATTAGGCAGCGCGCGCAGGACTTCGCCGACAGCTTCCTGAGCGTATCCAATGGCACGGGCGTCGCGGCCGTCGACGCAAAGGCCGAGGCCAAGCAGATCGACCCCAAGGACTACGTCCCGAACGCTGCCCAGATGGACAAAACCACGCAGCGCATCTACGCCCTGTTTAACACCAACCCGCATATCGTCACGTCCATTGCGACGGAGGACGAACAGAGCGCGTATTTTGACGCCGAGATCGAGCCGGTGCTGAAGCAGCTCAGCGGCGAGTACACCCGCAAGCTATTCTCCCGGCGCGAGCGCGGCTGCGGGAACCGCATCGTATTCGAGGCCTCCGCGTGGGACTTCGCGTCGACCTCGACAAAGCTGAACCTTTTGCAGCTGGTCGACCGAGGCGCGCTGACGCCGAACGAATGGCGGCGCGCATTCAACCTTGCACCTGTAGACGGCGGAGACAAGCCGATCCGCAGGCTGGACACGCAGCCGGTCGACCGGAACATCACACAGAAAGGAGATGAAACCACATGAAGATCAGCATTCGCGGGCCCATCGTATCCAGCAATCAGCACCGCTTCTATCAGTTTTACGGAATGGAGGCGACAAGCCCGAGATCCGTAGCGGACGCGCTTGCCAAGGGAAACGGCGAGCGGGCCGAAGTTGAGATCAATTCCGGCGGCGGCGAGATCTTCGCCGCAAGCGAGATCTACACCGCCCTGCGCAGCTACGCCGGCGGCGTCCACATCCGCATTGTAGGCCTCGCAGCCTCGGCCGCGTCCATCATCGCCATGGCGGGCGAGTCGGAAATGACACCGACCGGCATGATGATGATCCACAACGTCCAGACCGAGACCAGCGGCGATTACCGCCAGATGGAGCACACAGCAGGGACGCTGCGCGATGCCAACCACGCCATTATCTCGGCCTACGTCGCCAAGACCGGCAGGCCGGAGGCGGAGATCGCCGCCATGATGGACGCCGAAACATGGATCACAGCGGAGCGGGCTGTAGATCTCGGCCTCGTCGACCGCGTGATGCAGCCGGATACCGGCCAGAAACCGCTGGCAGCGGATTTTTATTCCGGCATGCTCAGCGAAGACGCGCTCCGGCGCGCGGAAAACTTTTTAAAAGGTCAGGCCGCAGAGCCTGATTTTTTTATGCCCGAACGGGCGCAGGCAGAAGCAAAACTGAAATTTTTAAAACTCAAAGGAGAATTGAAATGACGAAGGAAATTTACAACATCCAGCGCCAGAAGCTCATGGACGACGCCCAGAAGCTGCTGGACGAAAGCAAGACCGCAGAGGCACAGGCCAAGATGAAGGAAGTCGAAGCCCTCGACGCCAAGTTTGAGGAGGAAGCCAAGATCCAGGCGAACCTCAACGCCCTCGCGGGCCAGAAAGTCGCGGCCCCGGCTGCGGCAGCGCAGTCCGTCGACCTGTCCGGCCAGAAAAAGGCCGAAGACGTGATCAACCGCTACGACACCCCGGAGTACAAGGTGGCCTTTATGAACTACGTGCTAAAGGGCACGCAGATCCCGCAGGAGCTGACCAACGCGGACGCGAACACGAAGACCTCCGACGTCGGCGCGGCCATCCCGACCACGACGCTGCAGAAGATCTACGAGAAGATCGAAGCGACCGGCATGATCCTGCCGCGAGTGACGCACACCTCCTACAAGGGCGGCGTGACCGTCCCGACCAGCTCGGCCAAGCCGACGGCCTCCTGGGTTGCCGAGGGCGCAGGCTCCGACAAGCAGAAGAAGGCGATCGGCTCCATCACGTTTGCCTACCACAAACTGCGCTGCGCGATCTCCATGTCGCTCGAAGTATCCATCGTGACCTACCCGATGTTTGAATCGCAGTTTGTCGCGAACGTCGCCGAGGCAATGGTAAAGGCCGAGGAACAGTCCATCATCAGCGGCTCCGGTTCCGGCCAGCCGAAGGGCATCACCAAGGAGACCGCGCCGACCGGCCAGAACATCGACATCGCCGCCGCGACGACCGCGCTGGCATACGCCGATCTGGTCAAGGCAGAGGCCGCGCTGCCGCAGGCTTACGACGCGGACGCCGTCTGGTGCATGTCGAAGAAGACTTTCTTCGAGCAGATCGTCGGCATGGTGGACGACAAGAAGCAGCCCGTTGCACGCGTCAATTACGGCATGAGCGGCAAGCCCGTCTATTCGCTCTTTGGCCGCGAGGTTGTGCTTGTAGGCGACTATCTGCCGTCCTTCACCGCGAGCGTGACCGCAGACACGATATTTGCGTTCATTTTCAATTTCAAGGATTACCTCTGGAACGAAAACCTTGGAATGACGTTCCGCAAGTACACCGATAACACGACCGACGACGAGGTGACCGTCGCGCTGGCGCTTGTCGACGGCAAGTGTGTCGATACGAACAGCCTCGTCACGCTGACCAAGAAGAAAGTCTGACGGCGCGCGGCCAACAGGGAGGGATAACCAATGGCTTTGATCAACGTTGCAAAAACCGCCCTGCGGCTGACCACAAACGCCCTTGACGACGAGCTCAAAGACGAGATCGACGCCTGCCTCATGCGCCTGCACCTTGCGGGCGCAGAGGGAGCGGACGAAGATCCGCTGGTAAAGGACGCCGTCCGCGCCTACGTCCGCTGGCAGCATGATTTCTGCGGACGCGGAGAGGAATGGAAGACCTGCTTTGCAGATATCCGCGACGCCATGGGACTCTCGGACGATTACCGGGAAGTCCCGGCCAGCGGCGGAACAGGAGGCGCGTGCTGTGATCTTTGATACGCAAATCACGCTGCGCCTGCTCTCCTACCCTATCGTAAACGGCCAGACGGCGGAAAAGCTCGAGCGGGAGACCACCGTCTGGGCTGCCCGCAAGTCCGTAAACCGCGCAGAGTATTATCAGGCCGCGCAAGCCGGCAAGCGCACGGACGCAATTTTCCGCATGCACAGCGCGGAATACGGCGGCGAGCAGCAGCTCGTCTGCGGCTCCGACGTGTTTGACATCGTCCGCAGCTACGGGCAGGAAACAGAGGAAATCGAGCTGACCTGCAAACGGAGGGACGGCGCATGATGATCTATGAGGCGCTATCAAGCCTGGGCGTCCCGGTCTGCCACCCGCCCTATAAGGGCGCGGAGGAAACCTACATCACCTATCAGCTGCTCGGCCAGTCCGGGCAGCTCTACGCCGAGGGCGGAGAGGCCGAGACCGGCGTGCAGTACGCCGTTTCCATCTTTGCCGAGGGCTTTGCCGCCGGGCTTTTAAAGCGCGTAAAAGCCGCGCTGGAGGCAGCAGGCTACATCGCGACCATCGACATGGAAACCTACGACAAGGAAACAGGCCGCACGCAGATCGCGCTCATCGCCGAAACGGAGGGCGCGGAGTATGGCTAACATCTCTATCACCGGCGCCGACAAGCTCATAGCCACGCTCCAAAAAGCGAATGTCTTTGATGAGGACATGCAGAAGGAGCTCCTGTACGCCGCCGGGGATATTATCGTCGAGGAGCTGCAAAATGCCGTCCGGGCGAGCGGGTTCCGCACGGAAGCCTACGCCTCCAGCGTGAAATACCGAAAAACCATCAAACAGGACAAAAACGGAGATCCGTATATCACCATCACGGCAGTCGGCAAAAACGAGCACGGAACGCGCAGAGCGACCGTGCTCTTCGTTTTGAATTACGGCCGTGCGAAGGAGTACGGGCAGATCACAGGAACTTATTTTTGGACAAAGGGTGTCCGCAACGCGCAGAAGCGCGTGAACGCGGAACTCGAAAAAATCCTCACACAAAAGTTGAAAGAAAGGGGCTTACTGTAATGCCTAGTTTTGACTTACGCGGCATCCGGGCGGGAAAGTATAAAAACACGTCCGGCACCGTGACCTACACAGAGCCGACCGACGTCGGCGACGCCATGAGCGCGCAGCTGGAACTCAAGTTCGCCGAGGGCCGCCTGTACGCAGAATCCAAGCTTGCCGAGTACATCAAGCTTGCCACCGGCGGCACGATCTCGCTGGCCGTCAAATACCTGAAAAAGAACGCGCAAACCATGTTTTATGGCTGCACGTCCGACACCAGCAAGGAAAATCTGAAATTCTCGGCCAAGGACATCGCGAATTACGTCGGTGTCGGCTTTTACGCGCCGGATAAGATCGACGGCGTGACCAAGTACACCTGCGTGTGGGTGCCGAAGGTGCTGTTCGGCCCGCCCTCGCTGAGCTACCAGACCAAGGGCGAGAACATCCAGTTCAACACGCCGACCACGACCGGCGAATTCCTTGCGGACGATTCCGCCGACGAGCTGCTGCTCGAAACTGAAACCGTCGACACCGCAGAGGCAGCCGTCGCATGGATCAAGGGAAAGCTGGGTGAAACCTGATGGAAACGACCAAACTGAAAACCATTGACTATGAATTCGAGGGCCGGGTATACCGGCTCTCCTGCAACATGAACGTCCTTGCCGACGTGCAGGACGAATACGACGGCAATCTGCTGCGCGCGCTGAATACGGTGCACGGCCTCAAAAGCACGCTGGCCTTCCTGGCCGCCATGCTGACCGACGCCGCAGACACGCAGGGCATCACCGACGAAAACGGCCTTCCGCTGCGCTTTACCAGAAAGCAGCTGGGCCGGAAGCTCACCATGCACCAGACGCTCGAGGCCGGGACGCGGATCTACCCGCTGATTCAGGCTGCAGTCACGCCGCCGGAGGAAGAACTCGGTGAAAAAACGTCGGAAGACGAAAAAAACTAACACCGCCGGGGAAACCGAAGCAGCTGGGCTTTGATTTCCCCGGCTTCCTCGCAATCTGGCTCTTCCGGCTGCACCTGCCGGAGCGGGATTTCTGGAAAACCATGTCCCCGCGCCGCATAACGATCCTGCTTGACGCACTTGCGCCGCAAAAGCAGCCGGAGCAGCAGGAACAGCCGCAAAGCCTGTCGGCCTATCTGAACGGAGGCACCTAACATGCCGAACATCAATACAAAATTTACGCTTTCGGGCGAAAAAGAATACAAGCAGGCCATTTCCGAGATCGGCAGCGGCATGAAGGTGCTGGACTCGGAAATGCGCAAGGTATCCTCTGCCTACGCGCAGAACGCGGACAGCGTAGAGGCCCTAAACGCCAAGAATGACGTCTTAGAGCGCAAGATTTCCACGCAGGCGGAGAAGATCGAGTATCTAAAGGCTGCGCTCCAGCAGTCGGCCGAGAAATATGGAGAGGCAGACAAGCGCACCATGCAGTGGCAGACCAGCCTCAACAACGCCGAGGCTGAGCTGAACAATCTCAACAACCAGTTCGACGAGAACAAGCAGAAGATCGCCGACTCCGGCAAGGAGATGGGCAACCTCGGCGACGTGGTGAACGGCCTGACGTCCAAGCTCGGAATCCAGCTGCCGGACGGCATGAAGTCCTCCATGAACGCCATGGGCAGCCTCGATACACAGTCGCTGGCGCTGGCGGGCGGCTTCGCTGCCGTCGCGGCGGCGATCGTAAAAGTCGAAAAGGCCATGATCTCCATGACGAAGGAATCTGCGTCTTTTGCCGACAACATCATCACGCTATCCATGCAGACCGGCCAGTCGACACAGCAGCTGCAGGAGTTTGCCTATGCGTCCGAGCTGATCGACGTATCCGTTGACACCCTGCAGGGAAGCCTGACAAAGCTGACCAACAACATGCAGGACACGATGAACGGCACGGGCAATGCGAAGGCATCCTTTGAGGCACTGGGCGTCTCCGTGACTAATGCCGACGGCAGTATGCGCAGCGCGAACGACGTTTTCTACGAAACGATTGACGCGCTCGGGCAGGTAAAAAACGAAACCGAGCGGGACGCAATGTCCATGGACATTTTTGGCCGCTCGGCGCAGGATTTAAATCCGCTGATCATCCAAGGCTCAAAAACGCTCAAAGCATATGCAGACGAGGCGCACAACGTCGGGTATGTGCTCGACGACGAGGCGCTTTCTGCCCTCGGCGCGGTCGACGACGCCTATCAGCGCCTGCAAAAGACGCAGGAAGGCGTCAAAAACCAGCTGGCCGCCGAATTCGCCCCGTATCTCGAAGAATTCTACGGCGACGTGACAACCATGGTAAAGGACGGCGGCAAGGCGCTCAAGGACTCCGGCATCGTCGACGCCTTCGGCATGCTGCTTGAGACCGTCGGAGATATCCTGAACCCTATGTCCGATCTTTCCAACAACCGCGTTCCGGCGCTGACCAAGGCATTGCAGCCACTCGCAAAGGTAATGGCGCTCATGGCCGACGCGGCGGAGCTTTTAAAAGGCGTTATCAACTTCAGCACCGGCCACATCAGCGAGGGCTGGGGACAGATGACGCACGCGCTCGGTTTCGGCTACTCCAGCGGAAACGGAAACAACTACCAAAATCTGCTCGACAGCTACACAGCGCAGCAGTGGGGGCAGAGCGCGGCAGATCTCGCCAAGGCCTACGAGGACGCAATCGCCCGCGGCGATCCGTCCACCATCGGCATCACGGAGGACGAATGGATACGCCGCTATCTGGGCGGCAACGCCGCCGGAACGGACAACTGGCGAGGCGGATGGACGCGGGTGAACGAAAACGGGCTTGAGCGGATCTTCCTGCCGTCCGGCTCCCGCATCCAGACAGCCAGCGAAACGCGCTACACCTCCGGCGATACCTACAACACAACCGTCTACGTTGATCATGTGGACGACCTCGACACCATCCTCCGCATCGCCAAAAACGCACGCATCACAGCCAGAATGGGGGCGAAGTAAATGCCGCAGGTAACAATTTACGCGAACAAGTCCGCGTATTTGCCCTATGAGTACCCGAACACAAACGATCACAGCAGCGCAACTTTCACACCGACTGACGAAAGAGACATAGTTTTAATTGGATTTGCGGCAGTCCCTGAATCAGTAAAATTTAAAATTGTAGACAAGATTGCGCTGTATCTTCATGGCGTTGGATCGCATGTAAACAAAATTTATCAATACTTCTCGTTTAGGACGCTGGGAGACACATTCGACGAAAATTCGGTAACATACAATAACAAACCGGATATCTCGGATTGGGGAGTGCTGATAGAGGCAAGTAAAAGCAACGCTGCACAGTGGTATCATGGCGAGAGAAATGCCGATACATGGGGCATCCGCGGATGCAAAAACGGAATCTGCGTGCAAGATGTTGCAAGTATAGACACATCGCGCGGCAACTACAAGCCGTACATGGTTATAACTTACCTTGACAGCAATGCAACGGCAAGCGTGGGCGGGCTGACACCAAAGAGCGGCTACATTCCCAAAACAAAGGATAACGTTTTTTCGTGGGGCATATACCAATCCGGACTTTGCATTGAGGATATCAAGGCCACGTCCACGACCTTCCGCTGGCGCGCTGGAACCTCCGGCACGATCAAAACCATCGCCTGCGGAACAGCTCAGAAAGTGACCGTTCCTGCCGGGACGTTTACAACGAACGATATCCAGTGGTCCGTGTCCGTCACGCTGAACACAGGCAAGACTGTCACAAGCGACTGGATCACGCTGTCTACCGCTGAAGCTGCTCCGACGGCCAAACCGATCTCGCCCGTCGGTGTCGTAATTGACGCAACAATCGTCAACCGCTTCTCGTGGCAGCACATCATTTCCACCGGCACGCCGCAGAGCAAGGCGGATCTGCAGTGGTCTGCCGACGGCGCGACGTGGAATACCCTCGCGACCGTAACGGGAGAAAACCAGTATTACGACGTTCCGGCGAACAAATTCACAAGCGGAACAAAATACTGGCGCGTGCGCACCTACAACACCGACAACACGGCGTCCGAATGGAGCGACAAGGCAGAGTTTATCGCCATCAACGCCCCGTCCGCACCGTCCATCGTGATCCAGTCCACCGGCCCGCGCCCGCGCATCACCTGGCAGACCACCGAGCAGGAAGCCTATCAGCTGACGCTCTCCAACGGCTACGCCTCCGGAACGGTCTACGGCACGGAAAAGGCCTGGCGCTCGCCGGTCTATCTCGCTGACGGCAGCTACACTGTCCGCGTCCGCGTGCAGAACAAGTACGGTATGTGGTCCGAGTGGTCCGCGGCCGCTCTGCCCATCTCGCACACCGAGGGCGAGGCAATCACACTGACCGTCACCGCAAGCCATGAGGCCGCGCTGGCCTGGCAGACCGCAGGCAGCTATGATTTTTATCTGATCGAGCGGGACGGCGTCGCCATTGGCCGCACTGCACAAAAGCAGTACATCGACCACACAAGCATTGGCAGCGTGACCTACCGCGTCCGCGGCTGCTACGACGAAAGCGATAACTACGGCGTGTCCAATTCCGACACTGTCGAAGTGCTGCCCGAGACCAACATGATCTGCGACCTCGAGACCGGCGTCTGGCTCGAGATGCGCCTGTCCGAAACGCAGCTGCGCACCAACCGCACCAGCTTCTCGGCCGGTGTCTCGACCGTCCATCTGGCGGGCCTTGCCTACCCCGTCGAGGAGCGCAGCGAGCAGCGCGACCGCGCCCTGTCCGTCGCCTGCGCCTGGCCGCACGCGCAGCGGGCCGCCGCCATCGCGCTGGAGGCCCTTGTCGGCCGCCTTGTCTGCCTCAAGGACCATTACGGAAATATGGCCATCGGTACGCTTCCGTCGCTGGAGAGCAACATCGACGAGTTTATGCGCCGCTACGCCTTTACCGTCTCGCACACCAACCGGGAGGAGGCGATCACCCTTGACCCGTGACGTAAGCTACCGCATCGACGTGCTCCGGAACGGCGCGCCCCTCACACAGCTCCGATGGGACACCGGCAGCTCGCCGCAGATCATGTGCACCCGCGACGCGACGATCCACGGCAGCCTCAAGGGCACGTTTCTGCCAAACGACGCAGTAGATTATCTGTCCGACGAGCTGCGGCCCGTTATGACGATCAACGGCGCGGAGACGCCGCTCGGCGTCTACCAAGCTGCTACACCGAGCACCAAGGGAGCCGCCGGACAGAAGCGCGTCGAGATCGAGGCCTACGACCGTGGCTGGCGCGTATACAGCAACCGAACCGAGACCATCCTGCACCTTGCGGCAGGCTCGTCGTATATTACCGAGATCCGCAAACTGCTGACAGCCTGCGGAATTGCACTCGTAATCGCAACGCCGTCAGACGCGGCCTTGCAAACCGACCGCGAGGATTGGGACATCGGCACAAGCTACCTGACGATCATCAACGCACTGCTCGAAGAGATCAATTATAACAGCCTCTGGTTTGACGCCTCCGGCGTTGCCCGCTTGGAGCCGTATCAGGAGCCGAGCGCACAAAATATCGACTGGGCCTATGGCACGACGGAACTGTTTCTGCCGGAGCGACATCCGGGGCCGGACTGGTCGGACGAAGAAGACCTCTTTGATGCGCCCAACGTGTTTATCTGCGTCTGCTCAAACCCGGACTTGGAGCAGCCCATGGTTGCGACAGCGATCAATGACAACCCGCAGTCGCGGAAATCCACATTCCGCCGCAATATGCGCATCGCGTCGCTCGTAAAGGTAGACAATATCGCCTCGCAGGACGAACTGCAGGCCTACGCCGACCGCCTGCGGAACGAATCGTTGCTATCGGCCCGCGCTATCACGTTTTACACGCTGAACGACCCCGGCCACGGCGTCGGGGACGTGATCGCGCTTGCGCATGACGATATCGGCGGAATTTATCTCGAAACCGGCTGGCAGATGCAGCTGTCAGCCGGGAGCCTTATGACACACTCTGCAAAAAGGACGGTGATTGCATAATGGAGGGCGTTGACAGCCTGTACACCGAAACGCCAGAGGAAGAAAAAACGGCGGAAGAACCGCAGCAGCCTTTTCAGCTTGCGACCGTCGCGACGGTAGAAGAAGACGGACTGACCCTGACGCTGGACGGCGCGGAAGAGCCGACCGAGAAGCACTATAAATGCAACACGGCGGTAAAATTCGCGGCAGGCCAGCGCGTGGCCGTGCTGGAGCTGTCCGGGAGCAAGGTTGTCATGTTCGCCGTCGGCGCTCCGGGCGCAGACGCAGCCGGTGGTATCCCGGCGGGCGGCAGCACCGGGCAGGTGCTGCAGAAATCGTCCGGCGAGGACTACGCACTGGAATGGGGCACCATTGCAGGCCTCCCGACCGGCGGGACAGACGGGCAGGTACTCCTCAAGGACGGTACGAAGGAATACGCCGTCAAGTGGGGCAGCCTGCCGGGGGCACTCCCGACCGGAGGAACGACCGGCCAGGTGCTGAAAAAAACATCCGCAGTCAATTACGCCTGCACATGGGGCAGTCCGGACGGCGTGCTTCCGACCGGCGGAACAACCGGGCAGGTGCTGAAAAAATCGTCCGCATCAAACTACGCCTGCACATGGGGCGACGTCAGTGGGACACTCCCGTCCGGCGGAAGTACCGGGCAAGTACTCAAAAAGTCCAGAGGAACCGACTATGCAGTCGAGTGGGGCAGCCCTGACGGAATGCTCCCGACAGGAGGCACAGACGGCCAAGTCCTGCTGAAAAGCGGATACAGCAACTACTCTGCAAAATGGGGCACGGTATCGCCGACCGTCGCCGCGCTGACAAGCGGCTCGTACAAGCTTACGCTGTCGAGCAGGACGCTCACCCCGTCCACAACAGGGTTTGAAATCGGGACATCAAACTATCCTGTGATAGTCAGAGGGGATGAGATCGTGCTGTATTACAATTCATACCGATACTGCACACTCGCATGCAATTCATCGGGGAAATTAACGGTAAACGGCACAGCAATCAATTAGGAGGACGCCATGAAATTATATGATATTGCACTTGCATCCAAGCCGCTGCAAAAACTCATCGGGCAGGATCTTCCGCTCCGGCAGGCCTACGCGCTCGCCATTCTGGCGACAAAGCTGAATCCCTCGCTTGAATTTTACGGGAACCAGCTCATGAGCGGGCGGCCGCAGGCGGAGCTGAACGAGCTGGAAGCGGAGCTGCCGGAATTCAAGCGGATCAAGCTGCCGATTGATCTCGATCTCCGGCTTTCCGCCGGAGATATCAAGTGCCTGGAGCCGTTCGTGGAATTTGAAGGAGTTGACGAAGCATGATCCAGATCCACATAAACAAAGCCTGCGCGCATCTGTGTTCGCCGCCGGAGCTTCTGACGGCGGGCATGGCGAAGGCCGTCGGCGTCCGGTTCGCGTTCTCCGAGGAATGGGACGGCCTGACGAAGACGGCAGTATTTACAAACAGGAAGAAAACTGTAGACGTGCTGGAATCCGAGTGGGACGGGAACCGTCTGATCGTACCGTATGAGATCCTTGCTGACGCCGGGCTGATCGCCCGCGTCGGTGTGTACGGATCCAACGCCTCCGGCGTCGTCCTCCCGACGGTATGGGTGACGCTCGGCAAAGTCATGCCCGCGGCAGAGCCGTCCGGCGACCCGGCTGCGGAGCCGACGCTCCCGATCTGGGCACAGCTGCAGGAGCAGATCGGCGACCTGGACGATCTCAGGACCTACAACAAGGACAACCTCGTCGCCGCCATCAACGAAGCCCGCCAGTCGGGCGGCGGAGGCATTGCATCGGCGCAGATCGATGAGATCCGCGTGCTGACAAAATCGGACTATGCCGCGCTGGACAAAAAGGACGCGCGGACACTGTATCTGTTGGAGGGATAACATGCTGGCAGTTGGACTCAAACGCATTCTGGAGCTGTTCATCGGCTCCATGGGCATCAAATCCGCCCACCTGGGCACGAAAACCATCTACGAAAGACCGGGCGGATTTTTGTACATTGAACTCACAAGCGAAGAAAGGGGATAAATCCAGATGGCAAGTTTTTTCAATCTGACACTTGATACGCTGGCACCTGCCGGCCTATCGCTGATCCTGAACGACGGCGCGCAGTACGCGACCAGCGCGACCGTCACCGCGAAGATCTCAGTCACCGACGCCGCGACGACCGGCTACCAGATGAAGATCTGGGGCACAAAGGCGGCGGCAAAGGAAGCAGATGCGTCGTGGGAGACGTTCGCCGCAACAAAATCCATTACGCTCCCAGACGGCGACGGCCTGAAGACGATCCATGTAAAGGTGCGCGACGACGTCGGCAACGAATCGGCTGCGGCCAGCGACTCCATCACGCTCAACACCTCGATCCCCGCCGTGACCATCACCGGCCCCGACAAGAGCCGCATCTCCAAGGTCACGGGCTACGACGCGGCGGCCTTCTCCTTCGTCTGCGACGTAGACTTCGAGGAATACACCGTCCGCGTCGTTCCGGCGACGAGCAGCCTGCACACGGCGGGCACGCAGATCCCGGCGACGGGCGGCTCCACGAACGTCAGCGGCACGGCAGGCGGCTACAAGAAGAACACCGCTATCAACGTCACCGTCAAGGGCGCGGATCTCGAAGCAGCGTCCTCCGGCGACGGCGTGAAGATCGTGAAGGTCTTCGTCAAAAACGCCGCCGGGACGTGGAGCGCCGCGTAATGGCCGCGCCGGAGTTGACCTTCTCCATCACCGGAAACAAGATATCGGCAGTCTCGGGATTCGACTCGATCACCGTCACATTCTCGTCGGACATCGCCTATACGGCTTTTGAGTGCCGCGCGACGAAGTCCGGCGAGGATTGGGGCCGCGGGAAGGGCGCTTTGATCGCGTCCTTCTCCCAGACCCCGGCGGGCACGAAGCGCACCTTTGAGGTATACGACGATTTTCTGCTTTCCGGAGACGGAGAATACAGAATTTCGCTGTTCGCGCAGGGCGCGGACGGCAGCTGGAATGACAATTATGGATTTATCCCGTCCGGACAGTCGCAGACCATGAAAACGGCTGACGGAGAGGATTTCCTGTGCATGAAGGAGTGATCGCATGGCGTACAACAGCCAGTATACCGGCGCGCAGATCGACGAGGCCATCGGCGACGTGCGCGAAAACAAAGCCGAATGGAGCGGCAAGCAGGACGTGCTTTTGCCTTCCGGGGCGAAGGTCGGCGACCTTATCAAGGTCAAGGCGGTGGACGCCAGCGGGAAGCCGACGGCGTGGGCGGTGGCCGTGGCGGGCAAGGACTACCTCAAAACCGCCCCTGTCACCTCCGTCAACGGCAAGACCGGAGCTGTCAAGGTTCGCGAAGTGCCGTCTGTCACGGCTTCTGACAACGGCAAATTTCTGCGGGTCGTAAGCGGTGCGTGGGCGGCTGCGACGATTTCTGATGCGAATGGAGGGAGCTTCTGATGGCTGAATATTTGACGAATACGGCTGACCTGACAAAGGTTGCATCAGCTATTCGGGAGAAGGGCGGCACATCTGACCCACTGGTCTACCCGGACGGATTTGTGACAGCCATTCAGGCCATTCAGACCGGCACAGAACTGCAAATCATTGTAACTGTGAAATCTGGTGCAACTGTTACCGCAACAAAAGGAAGTCTATCTGTGAGTGGCACATCGGTCAATGGAACGTGCACGCTTATCGTACCGGAAGCCGGAACATGGAGCGTGTCTGCTACGCTGGGCGGGAAAACATCCGATACGCAAAGCGTCTCTTTCGTCGATAGCTACGCGGTATCGCTCTATTTCGTAAGCTCTACGCTCAACAATAATGAGTGGAGCACTATCAAGTCTGTTTCCGACGCAGGACAAGGTGCGAACTATTGGAGCATCGGCGACCGAAAAGCAATCACGCTAAATGACAAGGTCGGACATCTTACCCTAAATACGACAATATATGCGTTCATTATCGGGTTTAACCATAATTCCAGCCTAGAGGGGGAAAACCGTATCCATTTCCAACTTGCAAAAACTGAGCTTTCCGGTGGTATAGACATTACGTTCTGCGATGCTTATTATTCCTCGCCCGCTGCGACAACTGGCTATTTTTCTATGAACAGTAGTGCAACGAACTCCGGCGGATGGGCAAGCTCGCAAATGCGTACAAACATTTGCGGGACGAGCCTGTCAAGCTATTCTGGGACGATTATCGCAATCATCCCAGCAGCGCTCCGTGCCGTCCTAAAGTCTGTTACAAAGTACACAGACAACACAGGTGGAGGAAGTTCGGAAGCGAGCAATGTCACGGCGACAACAGATTACTTTTTCCTGCTCTCCGAGTTTGAAGTTTTCGGGAGCATTTCAAGAGCAAACCCGAACGAGGCGAGTAAACAGGCGCAGTACGCCTATTATTCCGCCGGAAACAGTACGATGAAGTACAAGCACAACAGAACGTTTGCCCGCGCTGATTGGTGGCTCCGTTCCCCGGATGCGCTCGACTCCAACTATTTCGTGGAGGTGAACACCAACGGGAAAGTCAGTAGCGACGGCGCGAATAATTCCAAAGGCTTCGCCCCCGGCTTTTGCGTATGAGGGAAAAGCATATGGAGTATATTGTATATAAGCGGTTCCATGGAAATGGCATTGATGGAGAATTTAATCTTAGATATGGGACTGTGATATCGGAAATTGAAGGGTTCTTATTCGCAGCAGATGGCAGGCGGATATGCGCTACGACATCTGAAAACGGATGGACGCATTTTAGACAGAATACACCAGAAGGCGCGATGCGGCAGGAAATGCTTGAGCGCCTCTATCGCTGGTATGAAAAAAACGGCTGCGGTGAAGACTTCACGGATGAAAAATGGCCGGGGCAGGAAAACGGGTATTGGAAAAACCGGCTGCGTACCGCAAGCACAGAGCGATTAAAGAAAATCTATCAAGAGAAATTTGGAGGGACACCATGTATGCAGTAAAACAGGACGGTGCATTTGCCGGGTATGCAGACAACATTGTGCTCATCCGATTGCACAGCAACGGTTGCTATGTACCGTGTAAGGAAGCCGAGGCCGAGGGCTTTTGCGCGAAGATGGCTGTGATTATTACGGATAAAGAAGGAACTGAGCATCAGGTGCTTTCTGACATGGTGTTCCATCTCGCTGGTTACACGCTGAAAGGCACAGAGCCGGATGGCAGCTATGAGGAAATGGGTGCGGCACTGCCACTCACAGATGCAGAGAACGCGGCGAAAATTTTACTTGGGGAGGCGGAATAACATGAGCACCTACACCGAGCGGGCGCGGGCGCTGCGCCCCTATATCGTCAAAAGCGCCGCCAGTCTCACTGACGCCGACGCGAGTCTCGCGCCGGAGCTTTTCACCCGCCTGACCGGCTCCGGCAGCCTCGTCAAAGCCGGCACGCGCATCAACTGGGGCGGCACCATCAAGCGCGCCGCCTCCGACCTCTGGGACACGGCCCAGAACACCCCGGACGCCGCCCCGGCCCTCTGGGAAGACATCGCCTACAAGCAGGGCTTCCGCATCATCCCCGAGACCATCACCGCCGGCCTTGCATTCTCCAAAGGCGAAAAAGGCTGGTGGCAGGACGAGCTCTACGAATCCCTGCTCGCCGCCAACGTCTGGAACCCATCCGTTAACCCGGACGGGTGGAAGAAGATCACGGAAGAAGGTACATAGCCATGGACACCAAAACCATCATCGTCACCCTCGCCTGCGCCGCGCTTGGCTCATCCGCGCTGACGGCGGTAGTCAATGCCATCGTCAGCGCGGTTCAGAAAAAGCGCGGCAAGGCCACAACGCAGGAGGCGCATCTTGCAGAGATCGACAAAAAGCTCGACAAGATGCAGACGCATCAGAACGAGCAGTATCTCGCAATTCTCCGCCTGACCATCATGTCAGAGGAAATGCCAATGGCCGAGCGGCTGATCGCCGGAGAGAAGTATAAAAAAATGGGCGGGAACGGCGATGTGAAAAAGTTCCTGCGCCAGCTGGAGGCGCAATGCGGACATAGCAGTGCGCAATAAATTGGGAGGCAGATATGCGGGTAAAAGGCAAGTGGAGCAAGGGCGAAATGGCGCGAACCATTGTTGTGTATCTGCTCCAGCTCATCACAACGGTAATTGTCTGGGCCTGCGCTCTGAAAACCGTCGCCGTCCTAATTGCAGTCATCCGCAGCCCGGAGCTCGGCGCATCGGTCGACCTGTCCGACGTGCTCGGCTTTACCGGCTGGGCAACCATCACAGAGCTTGGCCTGCTTGCCTTCAAGCGGGTTTTTGCGAAGAAAAATGAAACAGTCGAATAGCGAAAGGAGTAATTACTTATGGACTACACACAGATCATCTCGGCAGTGATCGCGCTCATCAGCGCGCTCGTC